AAGACGACCCGCGTCACGTCAGCAACGGGGGAGGGGCGGCCGGGGCCGCGGCGCCACCGATCAGCATCATCAACGCGTTCGACCGCGAGCAGGTTGCCGCCGAGGTGATGAAGGCCGGCGTGATGGGCACCGCCTTGCTCAACTGGGTCGGCGATAACGCCGGCAAGGTCAACCAGCGGCTCGGGAGGGCGTAAGGCATGGCCTACACGTCCGAGGGGCCGATGGTGTGGCCGCTGCTGCCGAACTGGAAGCGCGGTATCGAGGAGTCTCTTGAGTTCAAGACCTTCGTTACCCGTCCGACCTACACCGGCCTGGCGCAGAAGAAGCGCCTGCGGATCGCACCTCGTCGTGGCTTCCGCTTCGAGGTGCATCCGTATGGCGACGGCCGCCGGCTGCTGGAGAACCTGCGCGTCAAGCACGGCAAGCGCGAGTGGCTGCTGCCGGTGTGGCAGGACCGGCAGCGCCTCGCCGCCGACCTCGCCATCGGTGCTACGTCGATCCCGTGCGCTACCGCCGGCTACGACTTCGCGGCCGACCGCTACGCGTTGCTGCGTCGTAACACGTTGCACACCACCGAGTTCGAGGTCGTGCAGATCGACAGCATCGACCCGGGCGCGATCAACCTCGTGGCGGCAACGACGCAGGCATGGGGCGCCGGCACGTTCCTCTACCCGGTTCGTTTCGCGCGCCTGACTGACGACGGCAACCGAAGCCTGCTGCTGACAGACAGTGTCTCCACCCTGGCGGCCAACTTCGAGGTGTCGGAGCCGTGCGACTGGCCGGCGCACACGTTCGAGGACGCGTACCGCGACGTTCCGGTGTGGGAGTTCCCGCACAACTGGGCGAACTCCCGCGAGCTGGGCTTCTCGCGCATGTCGTCGTCCGTCGACAACGCCACGTCGATTCCGGTGTACTACGACTTCCCCGACAAGACCTTCATGTCGCTCAACGCTGCGTGGATGTCCCGCACCCGCGAGCAGAACGCGCTCCTCCGCAGCGTGCTCTACGCGCTCGCCGGCCGCTTCGCGAGCCTGTGGGTTCCGACGATGGCGGACGACCTGGTGCCGGCGGCAACGGCCGAAGCGACGCTGACCGTGCGGTACTGCGGCTACGAGGAGTTCGGGCTCGGCACGGAAGGCCGGCAGGACATCCGCATTGAGTTGGTGGACGGGACCGTCTACTATCGCCGCGTAACGGCCGCCGCGCCGAGCGGGGAGAACGAGGTGCTGACACTGGACACGGCTCTACCCGTAGCGGTCGCTCCGGCCAACATCCGCCGCGTGAGCTACCTGGCTCGCGTGCAGCAGGCGTCCGACTCCATCTCGATCAGCCACCTCACCGACGTGGTAGCTACGGCGTCCTTCGTGTTTGACGGGGCCATCGAGCCCCCGGCGGAGGGCGCATGACGCACGAAGCCGCCGAGCGCAGTTGGGCCGAGGGCGAGCCGGTAGAGTTCTACCGCTTCGTCCGCGGCACGAACTTCTGGCGCTACAACACTTCCGACCGGATCTTGACCCGCCTGGAGGATGAGGTCGAGCAGCCGTACGCCGGCACGTCGATCTCGCGCGGCCGCATCCAACGTGGCTCCGAGGGCGGCCGCCTGACGTTGTCGATCAACGTCCCCCGGTCGCTCGCCGTCGCGGAGCTTTGGATGCCTTATCCGACCTCCCAGGCGGTCGGCCTCGACATCTTCCGCGAGAACATCGGCAAGACCGGCAGCAGCATGGTGTGGTCCGGGCGGGTCGTGTCTCCGGTGTACCGCCCCGAGACCGTGGAGCTGAAGGGTGAGCCGACCGCGACCTACGCGCGCAAGGCGGGCCAGGCACAGGCGTGGCAGCGCGGTTGTATGCACGTGCTGTACGGACAGGGGCATGGCCTGTGCAACGCCGACCGCGAAGCCTTCGCCGTCAACGCCACGGTGTCGAGCGTGATGGCCAACATCGTCACCTCCGCCGGCTTCGACGTGTTCGACAAGCCGACACGCCTGGGTGGCGGCTACATCAAGTGGACCGACGTGGACGGCGTCGAGCATCGTCGCAGTATCAGCTCGCACAACGGCAGCACGATCAACCTGCTGTACGGCAGCAACGACTTGCCCAATGGCACCGTCGTTCGCGCCTACCCGGGCTGCGCGCACAACATCGACGACTGCACGAACTTCTTCAGCAACAGGCCAAATTACGGCGGCGAGCCCGACTCGCCCGAGCGCTCCCCCTTCAACGGCAACCCGGTGTTTTAAGCTATGGCAGGCGTACAGGTCGTTGTCCAAATTGCTATCGCCATCTTCTCGGCGATCTTGTCGTCGTATCTGTCGCGTAAGAACTTGCCGCAGGCGAAGCCGGCGTCTGGGCGCGCGCCCGAGGCGAAGGACGGCACGACGATACGAAAGATCTACGGCACGGTCTGGGTGGACGACTCTCAGGTCTGTGCGTATAAGGAGCTGACCCCGGAGCCGATCAAAAAGAAGGCGGGCAAGTGATGAAGATCACCTTGGAGCATGTTCGCAACGTGCAGGGGTTCTCGAAGAAGGGCGGCATCTGCTGGCGCAAACAGCGCGAGTGGCTGGTGCGGCACGGCATCAACCCGCGCGATTTCCTCAAGCACGGCGTCGACGAAGAAGTGCTCCTGGCAACGGGAGATCCGGTGGCAGAAGCAATCGTGAGGCAGGCACATGGGCAAGGGTAAGAAGGTCACTGTTAGTTTCTGGTACAAGCTGATCGTCTTGCTCGGCTGGTGCAAGGGGCCGATTGACGCGCTGCTGGAGATTCGCGGCGGCGACCGCACGGCGTGGTCTGGCCGCCAGGAGGGCGACGGCATCATCAACGTCGACAAGCCCGACCTCTACGGCGGCGAGACCGCGGAAGGCGGCATCCAGGGGCAGTTCGAGGTGATGATGGGCACGCCCGACCAGGCGCCCAACGCTTACATGACCGAGCACTTCGGCGATCACCAGCCGGGCCGCCGCGGCAAGTCCATGATCCTGCTGCGCGGGCCGAAGATCGGCGCGGGCAACCCGTACCCGAAGCCGCTGTACTTCAAGCTCGAACGCATCCTGAAAGGTTGGGATGACGACGTGTGCTGGTATCCGGAGAAGGCGCGTGTCGGCGGCGAGGGCTTCTCCATCGGTGCGGGCACCTGGTGGCTGACCGGCGTGGAGCCGGGCGGCCTGTGGATCGGCAACGATCCGACGGACATGAGCGCGGCTGTCTCCGTGACCCGTGACCCAAACGCGGGCACCGGGCTTCACGGTTCTGGCGGCGGCGGTTACTACCGCGTCAACGATCAGATGGCCATGCTCTTCCAGGCGGGCAACCCGGGGCAGTACGAGCTGATTTTCGACGGCCTCGCCATCACGGGCGCGGTGGCGCCTATCGTTGGTGATGTGCCCTACGCCGCGACCGGCGGGATGGTCTTCGACGTTGAAGTCATCGACGGGCGGGTTTTCATCCACAGCGACAACAGCGCCACGTTCTACGTTTTCGATAGCCATACCTACGCCGGAGGCCCTGTCACCTGGATTCCGCACACCGGACCGGACGGCCTCCGGATGAGGTCGATTGCCAAGGTCGGTGGCAACCTCGTTTGCTTTGCCCGAACTTCGTCGGTATCCGGTTTCTACTACGCGACCAGCTACGGCGACCCGATCAACTGGCAACTGGCATCCCTTGAAGCTGGGTCGGCGGTGCCGAACGGCGGCGAAGCCATCCTTCCGCTTGGCGGAAACATCGCTATGGTGTCCCGCGGCACCTACCACCTTCGCACCGTGGACGAGGGTCTTAGCTGGTATAACTCCGGCACTTTCGGCGTTGACTGGAACTTCTACTCAAACCTTGGCTCCGGCGCGCACAACGGCGCGGGCGTCGTGATAATGAGCGACACGAACGCGACGAAACTGGCTCGAAGCGAGGATAACGGCATCACCTGGGCCTCGGTCCCGGGAATCGGTTGGGGCGCAACCCGCATCGAGTTCTGGGATGGCCGGTTCGTCTCGTCAGCCCCGGGTTCGGACGGAGGCATTTGGACCGCTGACCCGGAAGGCGAGGTCTGGACCGAGTCGCTGCTGCCGCCTGGGGTTGAGCCAGGTTTCTACACGTCGCTGTTCTTGTGCCCCATCGCCACGCTTGGCTCTGGCGCGCTCGGCATGATGAACCCGGCGCACGTGATCTACGACGCGATCACGTCGCGCCGAGAGAACGGCGGCATGGGCGAGCCTATCGGCCGCGTCAACGACGCGTCTTTCCGAGCGGCCGCCGACCTCTTCTACAACGAAGGGTTCGGCGTCTGCTGCACCTGGTACGGCGGCGAGAGCGCCGAGCAGTTCATCGAGCGGATCTGCACCGTGGCAGGCGTCACGCTGTCGCAGAGTTCGGTCGACGGCATGTACTACCTCTTCCCGATGCGCGAGGTGGCGGACCCCGGCACACTGTTCACGCTAACCGACAACGACATCATCGAGTTCGAGGCGGAGCCGGCTCTGCCGCCCGAGTCGATCAACCAGATGCAGGTCAAGTGGTTTGACCCGATGACGCGCGAGGAGCGAATCACCGCCCCGGTCCAGGCGCTCGGCGCTATCGAGGACGCGGGCGGCGTAATCGCCGAGATCCGCGAATACTACGAGATCCCGTACGAGGAGCTGGCGCTGCGCGTCGCGCACCGTGACCTTCGCTCGTTCTCGTCGGCGCTGTGGCGTCTGCGCCTTACCTGCACGAGCCGCGTGTACGGGCTCCAGAAGGGTATGCAGGTCCGGGTTATGGCGCCGCTGCGCGGCTTCGCCGACATGATCGCTGTCGTGGGCGACGTGGATGAAGGCACGCTCACCGAGCAGGAGATCTCGCTGGTTCTGCTGCAAGACGTGTTTTCGCTCCCAGATGCTTCGTTCGTCGAGGCGCAGCCGCCGCTCGCGCCGCCGACCATCGGCGACC